CGCATCATGACAACACAAGACTGGCACGACATGAATAAATTCTTGATGGACCTTCACTTCATCCAAGCAAACGCAATCGTTGGGGCAGAGTTGCAGGGCAACAAGCAAGCCATCAAATACATGAAACGAATTGCAGAGCTGCGTGAGCTAGTCAAGCTGGAAGCTGGAATCAAGGAGAACACATGACTGAATGCAAACACCGCTGGGAAGAAGTCCCAACCCAACCGATCTACAAATGCGCCAAGTGCGGTATGTTCATGAGGATTATCAAATGACACCTGTACGCCAAAAGAAAATCCGCACGCTGCTGCGCACACGGCCAAGCGGCATGACGCCGGGCGAGATCGCAGAGATCACAGGCATACACGTGGCCAACGTCAGAACGTCACTGCGGGCTATGCCTGATGTGTACGTGGACCGCTGGCGCATCGCCCGGCGCGGGCAGTATGAGAAGGTGTGGGTGGCTGTGCCTGTGCCCGACGACTGCCCTCACCCCAAGGATCGCCTCAAGTGGGGCGTCCACTACAAGAAACCAAAGACCCAGTGGGTCATCATCCAACAAGGAGCTATGCAGTGAAACGAATCGACCAATGGAAAGCCAAACTCAAAGCCGCCAAGAGCGACATCAAGCACAAGACGCGGCAACTCAACGCGGCAACCCGCAGCTACAACCGCACCAAGACCCTCATTGAATCACTGGAGAAGAAAATTGAAGTACACCTGGCGAAGTCTTAACGAAGCGTTCCCGGCCATGCCCGAGGAACAGGTCAAAGCGCTGCTCGACGAGGAGCTGGCCACTGAGCGCCGCCCGCGCTGGGTCGAGCGCCTGCACCAGCGCTACAACACCCTGCGCGTGGCCCGTGAGCGCGCCGAGCTGCTCGCCAGCCTGACATGAGCGACTTCCGCGCATGGGAGACGCGCAACCTGATCAAGTTTGCTCAGGAAGCCAACGCACGCCTACAAGAAATCGAAACAATGAAAACACACGCCCCTAAAGTAAGAGAACGATTGATCGCCAAACCTGATGGCATGACACTGGTTGAGCTGCACGACGCCACTGGCGTGCGCAAAGACACGCTCAGGAACTGCCTCGAAGGCATGCCTGACGTCTACATCGACCGCTGGGAAGGCCCGTACCGTGGCCAGTGGGCTGCGGTCTACTGCATCCATTTGGCACCACCCAACTGCCCGAGGCCAGACCATGCGTAAGCGCAGCAAGTACCGCCCGAAGGCGCAGCTGCACGACCCGCTGACGTGGGTGATCGCCGGGCTGCGGCCCGTGCTGACCGCTACCGAGGTCATGGACAACGTGCGGATCAAGAACCACCTGGCCCTGCGCTGCGTGGTGGAGGGCACAGCCACCCGCAAGGACATGGACGTGCTCATCGAGGCGTTCAACATCACAGAGGCGCTGGCGCGGGTCGATCCGGCCCTTGGCCGCGACTGGGCGGCGGAGATCAAGGCAGGGCAGGACGCGCTGCTGTCGATGTGCAAGCGAGGCGTCAGCTTAGGTGACCGCTTCGTGTTCACCGGGGCCGAGCTGAACGCGGCCAACACCGTCATGGAACTGCATGACGCGCAGCTGGACCGCTGCACCGTCGCTCAGATGGAGAAAGCCATCGGCGAAGTCGTCAAGGATGTCAGAAACAAGAAAGCGAGATCAGTCGTATGAAACTCATCAAGAACCTATTCCGCACCCCAAGCATCGAGGCCGTTGCGCTGCGCGAGCTGGAGGCCGCCAAGCGCGATCTGCTGCACATGCAGGACACGCAAGAGTACGCTGCCAAGATGGTGGAGTACCACCACGGCAAGATCGAGCGCCTGACGGCCTATCTGAGGGAGGTGTCATGACCGCCAGGATAGGCAAGAAGATGAAAGCCGCCGAGCCACTGCCAGAGTCAGTCTGGCGGTATTGGCTGGGGCGGCTTGCCTATCTGGTGCTGGTGGCCTTGGCGGCCAACCTGATAATGGTCGGGGCGCTCGCGCTTATGCGCTGAGCACTTCCAAGGCGTGGTTGATGTGCTTGACGCGGTCGTCCAAACCGATGACGCCGCCGTTGATCTTCTTGGTCATGGCGGTGTAGTCCTTGGCGTCTGCCTCTTTGTTCAGGCCGCGCTTGTTCCAGTACCAAGCGGCTGACAGCGCAGCGTACTTAGGCGCCAGCACCAGGTCGGGGCTGTGGATGAAGTCCATGCCTAGGGCGTCGCCGCACAGGGTGTAGTTGTCCTTGCCGGTGAGCTGGATGAGGCCACGGCCCTTGTACAGGCTGCCCTCGCCAGTCTCTTCGGTGCCGTTGCCCATCCGGCCGCCGTAGACCTTGTTGGCGATCTTGTCGGGGTTGCGGTGGTAGGGCTGCGCAGCGTCCAGCGTAGGGAAGCGACTGGGCCAGACGCGGCAGAGGCCCTCGGCGCTGTAATTCAGGTTCTCTTGCAAGGTCTTGAAGTTGCCGGACTCATGGGCGCACTGGCCGATGAACGCCGCCATCCGCAAAGGCGTGTTGATCTCGTAGCGCTGGAAAGCCTCGTTCAGGGGCTCCAGCCAGTCCTCGGAGATGTGCAGTTCTTTGAGCTGTTCGGCTGTAATCACTGTTTGCCTTTCAATATATCTTTTTGTTGGCTAGAGTTGGAAGAGCCAAGCCAGAAGTTATATACAGACGCTGTCTCGCGGGCCAACACCCCGAGCAGCAGCATCATAATGTCTGAGCCTGTCAACGTCAGCACGCCAAAAGCCGACCCCAGCAGCAAGCTAAAAAAGCCCACCACGGTGATGACCGACAGGAACGCAGGCATCTTGGACTTATTGACCTTTTGCATGTCACGGGCGTCTGCCGTGTTTGCGTTGGTGATCTCAAGCACCTTGGTCTCGTTGGCCATCTTGGCCAGCTCACCGTCCTGCTGCATCTTGATCAGCTCGGCCTGGGCCTTGGCCTTGGCCTCGGGGTCCGGGATCAGTTTGTCGATCAGCTTACCGCCGACGTCCATGAGCGCTGCGAGTGGAAACATGGCTTACTCCTCAGTTCCTTGGATCGCGCCGCGAGCAGCGCCGGTTGCAACGTCTTGCGCAGCGTCTTGCACCCACTGGATGCCGTACTTGCGACCGACGTCGATGGCGTCCTGAATCTTCTTCGGGTCCAGCTTGTCAACGCGGGGCTGCACAGCCTGGAAGACCTTGACAGCGTCGCTCGGGTTGAGCAGCAGCTCCTTGAGCCGCGCTTCGGTAGCGTCAGACGCCTTCTTGGCCCAGAACTTACTGAACAGCGACGTGATAGCGTATGTCGCGCCAGACACGGGGTTGTAGATGCGCGACAGAATCTGCTCGGGCGGCACGCCAGTCAGCTGCTCAATCGGCGTCTTGGGTACGGTCTCGCCACGGAACGGCACGTTGGTGATGTCGCGGGTCAGGCGGTCGGCCACAGTTGCGAAGTCCTGCACCTTCTGAGCGTAGGTCGGGCCAAACACGCGGTTGAACACAGCGGCTTTGTTGCGGTCGGACAAAGTGGCAATCGGGTCGCCGGAGCGCACGACGTCATCCAGCATGAATGACCGCGCAGCGTTGACCGCGTCCTTGTTCGCGCCATACTGCTGCATGAACTTGTTGGTGAAGCCCAAGTCGCCGTACATCTTGGAGACCAGTGTCTGCGCGTCTTGGATGCCGGTCGAGCTCAGAATCTGCTCGCCAGCCACACGCTCAAAGTCAGCGTTGAGCTTGCGGCGGGTGTCCAGCAGCACTTGCACGTCCTTGGTCGCACCTTGCAGCTCGTCACGCAAGCCGGGGATGAGCGAGACGCCGCCCTCGTTCTTCTTGAGCCACTTGGCCGCAGCCTTGGGGTCCAGAACGTCGTTCTTGACCGCAGCATTGGTGAAGCTGTCCAAGAACGCCTGACGGGCCAGCTGGGTGCCTTCTGGGCCTGTGGCGTTGACGAACTCGACGACGTTGGACTTGTTGCCGATGATCGCTGGGGCGATCTGCTCGACAAACTTCTTGCGGTCCACGTTCTTGAGCGTCGCGGCGTCGAACGGCAGACCGACCTTTTGCAGGTACGCCTTGTCCGCGTTGCGGTACGCGGCCACGAAGTCAGGGTCGAGGCTGTCAATGTGACCGCCGACGCGCTGCTTGAGCTCAGTCAACAGTCGGATGTCGGCAGGCTCGTTGGTCTTGCTCAACTGGCGGTTGATCTCGCGCTTGAGCGAGTCCAAGTCCTCAATCGTTGCGGCGCTGAACTCACGGCCGCCAGGCGTCATAGGGACGCCTTCGGCGGTCAAGATCGCGCTTGGCTCCGTGGTCGTGGGGCGGAACTTGGACTGCACCTTGCCGTAGATGGAAGGGAAGGTCTTGAAGGCGTCAGACGCACGCTCACCGGCCACAAAGTTGTAGATGTCGTCCACAGACCCTGCGGGCAGCTCCAAATTCTTGGTCTTGGCGATGTCAAACGCCTCGGTGTATAGCGGCTTGACTTCGGCGTAGGCCGCAGCTGCCTTCTTGTCCACCAGGTTCGACACGCGCTGGCCAAACACGTTGGGGTCAATCGACTGGCTCTTGTAGGCGTCGGCGATCTGCTCGTCCAGCGAGCGGACACGGCGGGCTTGCACCTTGGCCAAGTCAGGTGCGGCGACGTTGACCGCCACCTTGGTTGGATCGCCGAACAGGCGAATCTGGTTTTGCAGCAGCGCCTGCTTGGCGGCTTCGTACTGATTGCCGTACTGAGCGCGGAACACAGGGTCACGCGAGGACAGGCTGGAGATGAAGTTGTTGATGACAGGGTTGTCGGCCAACAGCGACGACACCGGCATCTGGACGCTCGCGCCGCCTGGCGCTTTGAGCGACACGCTTTGCTGCGCCTTGGCGGCGTCGGTCAGCGTCTTCATGAAGTTGGGGTCGGCTGCCCCTGCCGCGATGAAGATGTTGCTGATGCGGTTGTCCACGTCCTTGAGCAGCTCGTCCTCGGGCACGGTGCCGCGCACCTTGTCCCACTGCGACTTGGCCAGATCGAAGCCTTTGCCAGCCAGAGGCGCAGTCTTCAAAGCGGTGCCCATGCCGTAGGCAGACAAACCGCCACCCAGCATACTGCCTGCTA